TTGACGGCGCGGCGCAGGATGACGCGACGGCGGAGGTTCACGCCACCCGGCGCGAGTCCGTCCGCGATCACCTTGTAGTTGCTCGGGATCGCGTTCGCGAGCGCGTCGGAACCGCGCGGCGTGAACGCGCCCGCGTTGACGGTGCCGGAGTTGAGCATCCGCGAAAGGTTTGCCAGCGTCGGCTCTGCGAGCGTGGCGGCGAGCCGCACGACCTCACCCGTCAGGCGTACGTCGGCGGGGCCGACCACCTGATCGACCTCCATGATCGTATACGTCTGCTCGATGAGGAGGTTCACGCCTCCGCGGGTCGCGCCCATGTACTCGAACGGCGCGGCCGGTGTGGTCGCCAGCGACACCGGGTTGTCCGGCTCGTCGTCCACCGCCGTCCACTTCGCAATGTAGAGCTTCATCGGCCCCTGCAAGAGGTTCAGCCGGTTCAACGGTGCGGTCATGATGATCCTTCCTTACGGGATGATAGGAACCCAGCTAAGCGCCAAATCAACGGAAAAGTGCGCACGTGAGGTGTCCGGCTCACGGATGAGCCGAACCTCGCTGACGGGGTGCGGATCGCTCACCCGCGCGGAATAGTAGCTGCCAGGGGTTGGCGTAACTGCGATCTGCTCGAAGGCGAGACACCGTTCGAGCATCCTCTCGACGAGACTCGCAGCCTTGCCGTACGGCGGGGTGCTGGCGTTCGGCGTGTACCACCATCCCGAAACGTCGAAGACGGGACTGCGCTGCCCCGTGTCGATGTCGATGTCTCCGCCCACCGTTTCGACGGTGAAGAAGCCACCCGCGGCATTCGGCAGATTCGTTGCAGCCGGCGCGATGCCGAGCGTGTTCAGCCACGCGACGCAAACCAGCGGGCCGGTGGGAAGTTCAGGCATCACAAACTCCGCTGCCGGTAGAGTGCGGGACGCGCGTACGGCTGCGCTTGCATCTTGTACGTGCCATATTCCTGATGCAAGTGATAGTCGATGCCGAAGGCGGGATTGCCGAAGTAGACGCGGCCGATGAGCCCGTACGTCCGCGGAGTGATAGTCCCCTGCAACGCGGCAGTCAGTACGGGAACGAAGCGCCTCATGTCCGAGGCAACGTCATCGGTGATGGAGGCGACCGAGCGGGAAGCGGTGTCGTCGATGGAGTCGAAGCCGTCTTCGTCGAACTCGACGGTAACTGTCGTCACGGTGCCTCCTTTCCGGGGTCACCTCGCGATCGGCACTCCGTTTTCGGGAGTGATGCGCCGGCCGCGTCAGTCTGCTGTGTGCGCGTCGACTCGCGTGTCAGCGGGGGTTGCGAGACCCACCGATCGCGTGATCGAGTCGATGATGTAAACCTGTCCGGTGTTGTCGTCGCGGAGCCGCTGCGTCTCGTCCACTTGGACGTGCCGCGGGAGTCGGATCGCGTAGTACGTAATCACGTGTGCCGTCAGGTCGGATTCCGTGGTCGCAACCTGCCGCCGGGTCGAAATGTGCGCGGGAATGTGAACGTCCAGATCGGTCATCGTCTCCGGCGCGTCCGGTTCGACCACGTCCCCGTGCGCGTCAAATGCGGGCGTGGCGTCGCCGCCATCCACACCGAGGATAGTGACCGTGGTGTTCGGTGTCGCGATCACGGAATCGCGCCTTCGCCACCGAGCCACGGCGGGTCGCTGCGCTCGTTCAGGAAGCTCGCGCGCATCAGCGCCGTAGAGCGCGGAGGAACGTACTCGGTGCGCGTGCCCACCCAGCTCAGGTTCATCACTTCGAGGCGCGCGAGCGGCGCGAGAAGCGCGTCAACGCGGTCGCCGCGCTTGATGCTCTGCCCGTCACTCGAAGACTGCTCCGCATTCTCTCGCTCCGCGATGACATCGGGGTGCCGGCCGAGCCACACCGCCTGCCACGCAACGGCTTTCGCGAGATGCTTGCGGTCCCGCGCCGTGATGGCGTCTTCGGGCATCTCCTCATCCGCGCCCGTGACGGTGTCGATGATGGACGAAGCGAGCGCGATGGTCGAGGCCGGAACGTCCGCGACGCCCGTCCAGTTTTCGACCTGATCCGCAGTCGCCCATGCCATCGTTTCGTCCTTTCGTCCAACGAGGCCCGGCGGCGGTGAGGAAGAGGCACTTGCCGGCACCGCCGCCGGGGGCTTCGTTACGGCTTGCTGCCGGTCTTCTTCGTGGGCTGCGAGGTGTTCGCCTCCGGCTTGCTGCCGTGCTGCGTCGCGGAGTCGGTGCTCACGTCTTCCGGCTCGCCGCGGTTCGCGACCACGCCAGCGTCACCGAGACCGCCGTACTCCACGTCCCGGCCGCCGCTCGTCTTGAAGCCGCCGAGTCCGCGGACGGGGGTCGGGTCGGGCTCCGGGTCGCCGTACGTGCCGTCCGAGGTGATGGTGCCCGAGCCGGTGAGCGCTTCGTTGTAGAAACTCTGGCCTTCGTCGAGAACCTTCTCGCTGTCTTTCACGGTGCTTCCCTTCGTGCGAGGTGAAGATTGGACGGGGCGCGCGACCACGGGGGAGGTTCGCGCGCCCCGAGTCGGTTACGAACCGGGCGTGATCTCCATGACCGCGATCGCCTGCGGAACGGTACACACGAAGGCGCGCCGCATCATCGCCTTCATGATGGCCTCGTCCGAGAGGAAGCCGATGCCCTGCGCGGCACGCTGCCACTGCACACCGGGGTTGCCCGGCACCATGCCGGCCGAGGTGCGCGCGAGACCGCGCTTGAGCGCGTTCCGGTTGCCGATGACGATGAGCGGGTTGCCGGTGGGCGTGTCCGTCATCGTGGCGTGCGTGCGCGCGCCCGTGGTGAACCGGAAGTCGGTGAGCCCGAACAGGGACGCGCCGCCGCCGGCACGGTTCGACTCCCAAAACAGCGGCTCGCTGTCCGCGTTGCGGACCTTCCGGAAGATGCGCTTCACCTGGGGCGAGGCGAGCATGAACGTGTTCGCCTCGTCGTAGAAATCGGACTCCTCGTAGAGGCCGATGAAGTCCGCGACGGCGTCGAGCCACGTGTTGGCCGGGGTCGGGTTACCGCCGGTCAGGCGCGGCACCTGGATGCGGTTCGCGTTCGCGGTGTACGTGCCCCACGGCGTGGTCTGCGTGGTCGCGATGCAGGCGTAGATGGACTGGAACGGAACCGTGGTGCCGTTCATCGCGCCCGTGGTGCCGATGGTCGCCTGGTCGAAGGTCTTCGCGAGCGAGCTGCCTGCCTGGCCCTCGTACCGGCGCATCGTGCCTTCGCCCGTGATGGTGTCCACCAGGTCCTCTTCGGCCACCTTCGCCGCGCCACCGATCTTGCGCGCGATCAGGTCGACAAGGTCCTGTGTGTTGGTCGAGAAGCCGTACTCCTGGCCCTTCGCCACCGACGCGACGGTGAAGCCGCCGAACCGGGCGACCTGCTTCGTGTCGCTGGTCATCGTCTCCGGCGGGGCGATGGCCTCCATGACGGAAGTGGCCTTGACCTTCTCGATGACTTCCTGGGAAGTCTCGACGGGGATCAGGTTCTCAAGATCCTGACGGTTGGTAGTCACGCCGTGTGGCTCCTCTCATGCGGCGTGCGGGACAGGGGTTCATCCAGCTCGTCCGAGCGGAGCATCAGGCGGGCCGTCCGGCCCTGCGCCTAGCAGCACAATAGCACCGCCCCGCCTGCTAGAACAGCAGACGGGGCGGGACGGCGGATAGGTCGGCCGTACGACTCCGTGTGGCACAGGCAACGCCCGTACGCGATGTGGAAACCGCCAGTCTACCGCCCCCTGCGCAGGATGCGCTTGTACCGCGCCGCGTCGGGATCGGCTGGCGTGTCGTCGTTCCCGCCGCGGTCGCGCGTCTTCGTCTTCGGGACGCGCTTCGAGGTGGGACCGCCGGCACCGAGAATGCGGCGCAGCTCGTCGATACGGTCCTCGATCGCGTCTTCGTCCGCGCCGTCATCGTCAACGTCGATGTCGTCGAGACGCAGAATGTCGAGCACGGCTGCGCGCTCGTCCTTGTCCGTCACGCCGAGCCCGCGGAGGATGCCGTGCGCGGCGGTCCGGACGATGCGCCCGTTCGCCTCCGCGACCGGAT